GGTCCGCATCGACTCTGGCTGGAGACGCTGTTGCTATCGTTACTGATGATCCTGACACCGTCTTCAAGTCGGCTGTTGTGACCTCGCAGGGCGGCAGCACCATTGGTTCAGTAGCTACCTCAATGATCGGTTTGAACATTGCTGCTTCAGACTTAGCAGGTAACGCTAACACTGGCGATTCTTACAACGCTGTGTTGTCGTCTTCCGCTGCTACGACCGCTGCTCTTCCTTGGAGAATTGTTGATATCGTTCGTGATACCGCAGTTAACCTTGGTACAGCAACTTACACAAGCGGTACAACAACGCTTACCGTAAGCGCCCTGCCACAAGCCTTGCCAGTTGGCACGGAAGTGGGCTTCTTAGCTTCGAACGGTCAGTATGTTGGTACAGGCTCGTATGTCAGCACGGCTGCTACTGCTGGTGCTACTTCTGTTGTTCTCAATGCCCAGTACGGCACTGTTAACGCAGGTGGTGTTGCATCTACCGCTGCTACCATCCCAGCAAGCTCAACTTTGGTATTTACCCAGTATCCAGAAGTTCTACTCAAGTGGAACCACGGTGTACATGAGTATTACCAAAATACAGCTACTCAAACCGCTTAATTAGGAGCTAATAATGGCTATTTCACGCGCACAGCTACTTAAAGAGCTTCTCCCCGGTTTGAACGCATTGTTCGGCTTAGAGTATGCTCGTTACGGCGAAGAACACAAAGAGATTTACGAAACAGAAACCTCTGAGCGTTCATTCGAAGAAGAAACGAAACTGTCTGGTTTCTCTGCTGCACCAGTCAAGGCTGAAGGTTCTGCCATCGCCTATGACAACGCACAGGAAGCTTGGACTGCTCGATACAACCACGAAACCATTGCTTTGGGCTTCAGCTTGACTGAAGAAGCAATCGAAGACAACTTGTATGACTCGTTGTCCGGTCGCTACACCAAAGGTTTGGCTCGTGCTATGGCTTACACCAAACAGGTGAAAGCTGCTGCTGTTCTGAACAACGGCTTCTCCGCTCAGTACACTGGCGGTGACGGTGTTTCGTTGTTTAACACGGCTCACCCATTGGTCAACGGTGGTGTTAACGCCAACACCCCATCAACTCCTGCTGACTTGAACGAAACCGCATTGGAAAATGCTGTTATTCAAATCGCTGCATGGACTGATGAACGTGGTCTGTTGATCGCTGCTAAGCCAAAGAAGTTGGTAGTTCCTCCTCCACTCCAGTTCGTTGCAACTCGTTTGCTCGACACTGAATTGCGTGTTGGTACAAACAACAACGATATCAACGCAATCAAGAACAACGGTTCGGTTCCAGAGGGTTATACCATTAACCACTTCTTGACCGCTCCTAACGCATGGTTCTTAACCACTGATGTTCCTAACGGTCTAAAGCACTTTGTTCGCACCCCATTGCAAAACAGCATGGATGGTGACTTTGATACCGGTAACGTCCGTTACAAGTCACGTGAGCGTTATAGCTTCGGTTGGTCTGACCCACTAGGCATTTACGGTTCGTACTAAGTTATAACGATGTCGGTGTGGTGAGACACACAGATCGACAAGACTAGGACTCCGGTTTGAATCCGGTACATCGTTGGACCCCGCTCAAAAGGCGGGGTTTTTTATTGTTTAAACTGTATTGCTTGTTTAAACGAAAGGTAGTATAAATAACATATCTGGGTGATTACCTTACTGGACTGCCCCAGCAGACGATGCAACGATTGGTAAGGTACTTTTGCATAAGGAATTATCATGGCACGTTCTACTTTCTCCGGTCCAATTTTATCCGGTGACATGCGCTTTACCCCCATCCGTAACGTCGGTTATACCGATCTAGTTCAGGGTGTGGACATGAACTTTGGCAACACGACTGGTGCAAACACTGCTGGTTATCCCGGTGCGTCAGGTCAGTTTGTTGCTTCAAACAACATCCCCAACAGTGTTGGCGTAATTTACAACCCACAGAACGGCGCATTTAGCAGCACCGGTGCTACCGTGTTGACTCCTACCGCCGATACAGCAACTAACGTATATCGTGGCGCTGTGTTTTATTTGCCTTGGGGCGCAAACATCAATGACTTTATCGTTGATGTCGGTACAGCAATCTCGATGACTGGTACAACCCCAACGTACACCGTTAAGTTTGGTAATACTTTCAACGGTTCACAGTATGGTTCTTGCACCATTTCTGGCACAGGTCGTCAGACAGTAACCTATAGCGCAGCTCAAGTAACTGCTATCCAGTCAACAACCCAAGATTTCCAAAACCCACAGCTAGGACAAGAGCCAATATGGTTATCGCAAGTTGTAATGACCTTGGTTATCAACGGTGCTTCAGGCGATTTATCAGGTGCAATTTCTGGTTTATTGTTTGGTACGGTTCGTTATACGCAAGCTGACTACAACATCGGTAATGCAACGACCTATCCTTACGGCAACTTTGATTAATTAATCCCGGGGGACTTCGGTCCCCCTGTTTAAATCAGGAGATTAATTATGAGTTCTCAAAACGGCGTTATCTCTTCGGTCACTAGGTTTGGTAAATACGAACCGTTTGATTTGCAAGTTGCTCGTAATCAAGTTAACGGTCATTCGACTGTAAGCATATTTGGTTATCAATCATCCATTACAACAACGTCAATCCCAGTTTGGGAAAATGCAACAACATACGCATATCCTGCTTCTGCTGCAACAATGACGTTAGCAAGTTCGTCTTCATCTGATAACGGAGCAACAGTATTAATTACTGGCTTGGATGCTAACTTTAACCCAATATCAGAGGTTGTTACTATTGCTACAGGCGGTACATCAACGGCAAATAGTTTTCTTCGTATCAATGGCATGGTGTTAACAGCACCCGCATCAGGTCAAGTAACTAATGTTGGAACGATCACGCTAAAAATTAGCACGACTATTTACGGACAAATAAATATTGGCGCAGGTAAGTCTCAAGCGGCTATATATAGCGTACCAGCAAACTGTACGTTTTATTTAGATTGGGTCGAAGCAAACACTTCTAATAGCTACACTAGCGGAAACTACTTAACCTATCGTGTGGTAACAAACAACAACACGAATGGCGTACAGTTAAGTGTTTTACAGCAGCCTTTCACTTCGATTTACACTGCAAGTCGAGTAGCAGATCCATTTGCATACCCACAAAAAACGGATATTCAGTGGCAACTACAAACCAGTGCAAGCACTTATGCTGGTGGTATTATTGTGACGGGTAAGTTAATCCAAAATGCTAACATTACGTCGCCCTAATCATGGCTAAGAAAACCCCCTCTCTCGCTGTTGGTCGTGGTGAAAAGCTGCCAGTATCAAAGGGAGCGGGGCTTACCGCTAAAGGTCGTGCAAAGTACAACGCTGCGACTGGATCGCATTTAAAAGCCCCGCAACCAGAAGGTGGACCACGCAAGAAATCTTTTTGCGCTCGCATGTCTGGAATGCCGGGACCGATGAAAGATGAAAAAGGTCGCCCTACTCGCAAGGCGGCAAGCCTGAAAAGGTGGAACTGCAAATGAAAGATTATGTAGCTGATCTTGGCGATGGTATCAAGCACTTGCTTGACGCACTATCAGTATTAACCGTTATCGGGACATTGATGAGTATGCTTCCCTCTATCGCCGCTTTATTTACGATTATCTGGACAGGTATCCGTATCTATGAAACGGAAACCGTTCAAAACCTGCTGGGTAAAAAAGATGCCGAGCAGTAGCGCAAAACAACACCGCCTCATGGAGGCTGTTGCCCATAACCCTGCTTTTGCCAAAAAGGTAGGTATACCTCGCTCTGTTGGCGAGGATTTTTCCAAAGCCGACAAAGGCAAAACGTTTAAACGAGGTGGTGAAATGAAAGAAAAGGCAAAAGAGTTACGCCAAGCAAAAGAACTTGATAAGCTGGCTCGTGAAGAGCGAGCAGAAGCCCGTGGCATGAAGCGTGGCGGTGGAGTTAAAAAAATGGCTTCTGGTGGTAAGGTTGAAAAAACCGGGGAGACCATGGGTCCACGCACCATGAGCAAGGATGTTGAAAAAAGCTCAAACACCAAATTAAAGTTTGGCGAACACGGCATTCAGAAACGTGGTCATACCCGGGACATCGAAGAAAAGATGCCGGGCGGCAGCACGACTGGGATGAAACGTGGTGGCAAAATCAAAAAGATGGCTACCGGTGGCTCCGTGAAATTCCCCCTTGGTGAAAAAATGGAATCCTTGAAAAAAGGCAACCGTCCACACGGCGAGCATGCTATTCAAGAGCGCGGTTATACCCGTGCAATGATGCCCAAGATGAAAGGTCGGGTGATCTAAATGCCAACCAAAGCAGAAATCGTAGCCCAAAGGATTAATCCAACTGGGAAGACCGGGACAGAAATGACCCGTGAACTCATGGATGCCCGTAACAAGCAAGCTGTTCAGAAACAGATGCAGCAGGAAGCAGCCAGAGAGGCTGCTCAGAAAGAAGCAGAACGTCAAGCTGCTCCTAAGCCAGAAGACGAAACAATCCCATCCAACATGAAAAAGGGCGGAAAAGTTAAGAAGATGGCAAAAGGCGGTAGCGCATCAAGCCGTGCGGATGGTATTGCACAACGTGGTCACACTAAAGGCAAATATTGCTAAGGAGTATTGAAATGAAAATGGTAAAAGAGCGCATGGAGCCAGAATCAGGTCCTGACATGGTTCACCACGACGACTTCATTAAGCAACACGAAGCAGGTGATTATAAACATCATAGCCATCATTATGGCAAACACAAAGAAAGCCACAAGATTCATCATGATCATGTTAAGGCTTTCTGCAAAGGCGGGAAGATGTAATCATGTTGGCTTCTAGAGGTATGGGTGACATCAACCCTTCCAAGATGCCAAAAGGTAAAACGATTGTTCGAAAGGACAATCCGAATGACGTTGAAGTTTACAAACGTGGTGGTCAGGTCTGGGACAAACCCAGACCAAAAGAACTGGGTAAGCCTAAAAAACTCAGCCCGGAAAAGAAGTCCAAAGCGAAAGAGATGGCAAAGGCTGCTGGTCGTCCCTATCCTAATTTAGTTGACAACATGCGGGCAGCGAGGAAATCCAAATGAGTATCGTTCTAAAACTTGAAGAAAAAATCGTTCACGACATTATCCATGTCCTGAAGCGCCTCCCTTTCCATCCCCACTTCTTAATTGAACTGGAGGCTCAGTTTGAAGCTCAGCGCACTCCCGATCCAGTTGCAGCACCTGCTGTCGCTGCTCCTGTTGCTCCTGTTGTTGCCGACCCTGCTCCTGTTGCCGTTGCTCCGGTGGATACTGCTCCAGCCGTTTCAGCGCCCGTTGCTGACGTTGCTCTTGCTGCTACTCCTGCTGCGAGTTAATAGATGACCCAATACACAAGCGGTACTACAGCGTTTAACTTAGACCTCTCCGAGTTAGTCGAAGAGGCTTTTGAGCGTTGTGGTACGCAGCTTCGTTCTGGGTATGATCTTCGCACTGCCCGTCGCAGTTTAAACTTGCTGACAATCGAATGGGCAAACCGGGGTATTAATCTTTGGACCATCGAGGAACTTCAGATTCCTCTGGTCGCTGGGCAAGTATGTTATCCACTTCCTGTAGATACAATTGATTTACTTGACATGGTGACTCGTACCAATAACGGTACGGCTCAGCAGCAAGATATAAATATCAATCGCATTTCGGAATCGACCTACTCAACGATTCCAAACAAGCTCACACAAGGCAGACCGATTCAGGTATGGATTAACCGTCAGTCGGGGAATATAAACCCCACCACGGCTGTTTTGGCAAGCGCAGTCAGCACGACCAATACAACCATTACAGTCAGTGACGCATCTCAATTAGGATCGTCCGGGTTTATTAACGTGGATGCTGAGACAATTTATTACCAAACCGTAACTGGGAATCAATTGCAGCTTTGCGCTCGTGGTCAAAACGGTACTACCGTGTCAGCGCACACAATTGGTACTCCGATTTACCAGAATTTCCTACCCAATATCAACGTTTACCCCACCCCGAGCAACGGCAGTAGCTATGTGTTTGTTGCATGGAGACTACGCCGGGTGCAAGATGGTGGCACGGGTGTAAACATTCAGGATATCCCATTTCGTTTCATTAACGCTATGGTTGCAGGTTTATCTTATTATCTGTGTTCAAAGTTGCGGGATGCTGATTTAAACCGTGTTCCAGCGCTCAAGATGGAATACGAAATGCAATTTGACCTTGCTGCTTCGGAAGACCGGGAAAAGGCTAGTATCCGTTTCGTTCCTCGTAATTTGTTCTATTCGAGATAATCATGCCAATTAAGTTTGCTTCTGGTAAACACTCGATTGCCGAATGTGACCGTTGCGGGCAACGTTATTTCCTTAAAGAATTAAAAAAGTTAACCATTAAAACCAAGCAGGTAAGCATTAAGGTTTGCCCGGAATGCTGGGAACCAGATCAACCTCAGTTGCAGATCGGTTTATACCCAGTCAATGACCCACAAGCAGTACGTGAGCCAAGACCGGATGTAAGCTATTATGCTTCTGGTAATAGTGGTTTATTGATTTCGGCTACAAACAACAATTCCGTTGCTAGTGGCGGATACCCCGAAGGCGGTAGTCGGGTGTTTCAATGGGGCTGGTTTCCCGTGGGTGGGGCTAGAGCCAACGATTTTCCACTCACACCCAACAGTTTATATAGCCAAGGGTTTGTAAATTCTGTCACAATAGCTACATCGTAGGAGCGTTTAAACATGGACAAAAAAGAAGTCAAGAGCATTGCCGACAAAGAGGCTGCAAAAGAAGTGCATAAGCATGAGAAGCATATGCACAAAGGCGTTAAAGAAACCAAATTGGCTAAGGGCGGTGTCACCGGCAAAGCCATGAAAGCAATGGGTCGC